TCACCGTCTTCTTCGTAGTAGCAACCCATGAAAACACCAATTGGGCAACCATTAGCTGCATTACCAGCATCAGCCGCAATAACCGAAACTACACCGTTGGCAACAAGAACAAGATCACCTGTGAACATGCTCCCAGCTGCACCAGATGCAATCCGATAGTTACGGGTCTGCGTGGTATTTGCACCACCAGCGTATCTACGCGAAGGAGTGAGACCATTTAGGGCCTTAGTAGTAGTCATACTACAATCTCCTTTTCTTTAAAGATGAGTAGAATAAGCAGTATCTTTAACTGTTAGTTTTGAAACTGAGGCATTCTACCCTTGGTTACAGTTGAAGTGCTATTATTTGAAATGGGCATTCTGGAATCTGACGCTGCCATCAACTGCTGATTTACAGCATCCATCATGGCATTGGCCTTATCCTGATAATAATCATTTCTGGCTTTTGCTTTGCCACGGGGCATCTTGGCAAGAGCGACATCCCCCCGTACAACACAATTTGTATAGCGACCAGTGTCTAAAACAGTGGCAGAGTGTAACATCTCAGGAACTTCTTCTGGAGTTACAAATACCCAACCTTGGGTCATCTTGTTACCAACATTCTTGTAGTCATCCTCACCTTTGAGGGAGATGCGTATCCAACGGAGAACCATGTCTTCAGCGGTGAATCTGTCTACAACAGGGTTTGGTATATCTAACCAATTAGGTTCTGTATAAGTATATTCCTTTGTTTCAGTTTCCCTTGTCTGCGTTGCTCTACTACTTGTTTTACTCATCTTTAAACGCTCCTTTACTTTTTTTGTTACGCGCCAGTTTTACCCAGTGATGGGTACATATTCACCTGCTGCACGGTCTGCCCGTGCTTTTTCAGCAGCATACTTCTCAAGAGGTATATTCCACTTCTGGGCTAATCTGACATCTTCTTGAGTCAGCTTAACCTTTTTAGAAGAGGAGGAACTGGTGGGACTGCGCGACTGTCCTGCCACTACCTGTTGAGTATTTCGTGCAGGGGCTTGTGCTTCCTTGTTAAATTTATGAGGAAACTCCTGCTGCATTCTGGAATCCACCTCTGCATAAAAAGAATCAGAGGAAGGATCGTAACCTTCTTCTTTTAACTGGGCATCTATTGTTAAAGCTGCCACGGTCATTATATTGTCTGAGCCAAACCAATTATTTTCTGGTCTTTGACTCCACTCCACAGCCCTAGGATCATACTCACCACTTTCTTGCGCTTGTACCTGTTGCTGCTGTTGAAGTGCTGCTAACTGTTGTTGCTGCTGATATTCTCTGGCTTCCAGTGTTCTTTCGTACTGAGAAAGCTGATTTTTATTTTGCTCAATGTTATTTAAATCTACTTGAGTCTTGTTTAAAATCTCTTGAGCTTCCAACATCTTTTCTTTGTCACCTGAGTCATAGGCACTAAGATAAGATTGTTTTGCCAGTTCAGCTTGCTGCTGTAGTTGCTGCTGACTTTGGTTATAAGTAGCCTTGGTCAGGTCTACAGTATTTTTATCCCTTTGGTTGACAGTGTGTACCCACTGGTGACGTTCGGCCTCTAGCTGTGCAATTTTCTCGTCACGCTCTTTCTTTTGCTTGACAAGCTGCCTAATTCTTTTTTCAGCACCTTTGGTCTCTATACCGTCTAACTCAGGTAATTCTTTGGGTTCTTCTACTGCAGGTGCTTCTTCCACTTCTGGTTCAGCGCCTTCAACCTCAAACTCAACTTTTTCTTTTTTGCTTTCAGGAGAGAGATCAACCTGATTCCACTCGGTTAGCTCTTCAGCTACATTTTCTTTTGCTTCTGCTTCTACTTCTACCTGTTCTTCTGACATTGTTTTTTTCTCCATAGTGTGCGACTACTAAGATTACGCCTTAATATTATTATATACCATACTCAAGTACTTAATGCAAGCGTGGTATCTAAATCTTCTGGATCATCAATCCTCATAAGAACTTGATCATCAAAAAGAAGAAGTAATTTTATTCCCTTGTACACAAACTTTGTACCTGAAAGTTTTTGATAACAAACAAAATCTCCTTCTTTGCACCATGCCCCTGCCAAGAATTTATCTCTGTCTTCGTAGGCCAAAGTTCCTACTTTGAGTACACGGCCCACCGTGGTGAGGTAAGCAATATCATCTCTAGCTCTTTCTGGTAAGATGATGCCTCCTTTTGTTTTTGGCTTAACAGTGACAGGACGAACCAGAATATGATAGCCCGGAAGGTCTGGAAGTATTTCTGGGTCTGGTACATCTGATTCGGTAATCCATGAATCATTAGGTATGGCTCCTGCAAGGTTTGGATTAATCATCGTCTAAGTCATTCTCCATTCTGTTATTGACAATTCTGGTTAATTCTGTGTAGGCCCATTCAATTCCTGATATTGTACCTACCAACTGCTTATATTGGTTATAGTCCTCTGCTTGTCCCTCCGCAAGCAAATTCTTTAAATTTTCTTGTTTCTGGGAATAAGTCTTCTTTATTTCTTGGAATATATCCATAACAGAATTATATCTATTTTCTTCTGGCTATCCTACGCTTTTTTTTAGAAGGTCTTTTATTAGACCTCTTGGAGTTTGACATGGCAATTGCCACTGCTTGAGTGTGAGGGTAGCCTTCTGATTTTAATTTTTTAATATTAGAAGAAATAGCTTTTTTACTTTTACCGGGGGTCAGGGGCATCTTAGATTGCCTTGGGAGTATAGGGGTTAGGATTTTTAGCCAGCCTTCCACCTGAAGCTTTCTGAGCTACTTGTATTTTTTTAGGTTCTACTGAATAATCCCCTGCCACTATCATTTCGTAGGAAGTTCCTCCGGGTAAATTTAATTTAGAAAGTTGTTCAGCCTCGTCCATAAAGTTATTTTCTTTGGAAAGATAAAAGTTTACAAGTTTACCATCGTCTATCCCTTTATTTTCATACTCTACAATAGCCTCTACAGCTTTTCGGATATCAGATTTACTGTTAATTTTTTCTTTTCCTATTTTATTTTTTACAAACTCATAGTACTTTTTTGTTTTGTTTTCATTTTTAGGAGCATATTCAGCTATCATTTTTTTAAGATTACCATTATGTCTTTTTACTTTTGTATTCATATCCATAAAAATTGCTCTGAGTCCCATGACAGGGTGGTCAAATTTTGGAAACCTTTTGTCTGTGCCGTAGCCCTCTGTTGGAGATTCTCCTGCTCTTAAATCATTTCTTAATCTTTCAACATTTCCGGGATTGTTAGAAGAATATTTTTTACTATATCTTACAGGTTTAGTAACACGTTGTTCTGGTATACCTGTTTCAGAAATATCTTTTTTTTCTTTACTTTCTGATTCTAAAGGTACTTTAACATCAGGAGAAGTGGGAGAACGATAATTAAACATATTTGTTATATATTCTTTTATAGCACTAAAATCAAACATATCTGCTTCTTCCTTTGGTTCTTGTACTTGTGGAGTGGCCATTAGTCCTTCAGGTGGTCTTGGCCTTGGTATAGGGGCCACTGGTCCGCGAGGGGGTCTAATAAATTGTTGACGTATTCTACCACCGGGGTCTTGACTCTCATCATATCTTCGTGCAAATTCCTTTTGTTCCTCTGTTGCAGGAGGGGGTACAGTGGCTTTTGCCGCTTCTATTAACTTTAAAAGCTCATCTTGGCTCATTCCTGTGTAAACAGGGCCTAAATTATCAGTGGTGGCCACGTTACCCTCCTAATTTTTTACTAACAGCCTGAAGAGTCTGAATAGCTGTGTTAGCTGCCTTTAGTTCAGAGTCATCATCTAGCTTTTGTTTCTCCAGTTCTAGTTTGGCAGTGGCTTCCAGAGCTTTGAGGTTGTCTTTGCGCTCGTCTGCCTCCATCTTGCCCACGTTCATCACCATGTCGTTCATGTTTTCCTTGCCTCTAAGCTGCATGTCCATCTGTTTAAGAGCAATATCAGCAGAATCCTTGGCAGCTTCCATCTCTGCCTTCTGTCTGTCCAGTTCAAGCCGCTCTTTTTCCAGAAGAAGCATCTGCTGCTCTGGACTTTGGGCAATTCCCATGGCAGCGTTGGCATTTGCCACTTCTTCTGCTGCTTGGGCCATGACCATCTCTGTGGTTTGTGGATCATTGGCCACACCAGAGGCTTTTACCAGTCCCAGTACCTGTTCTTGGTACTTCATAATCATATGATCCCTGATATTGGCGTTGATCACAGGAACAATCTGCTTCATCATGGGGTTTGCCCCTGTGGCAGGGTCCTTCAGGAAGGAAGTTTTGAACTGAATGTGAGCTTCGTGGTTCTGCCCGGGGAAAGCAGCTATGGGGAGGCCCTTGGTAGCTGCAATTATGTCTGCCAGAGGGTCTCTTGGCTCTGGTTTTTGCTCCGGTGGGAGGATTTCGTCTAGGTTTGGGAAGTTTGCCGCTGTGAGCACCTCTCTGTAGAGGGCTGGCATGTTAAAAGTACCGGGAGGAGTCTGGGAAGCAAGCTGAATTGCCAGTTGTCCCAGTGCCATGCGGTGTGCAGAGGACGGGATGTTGGGGTCAGAGACAGGAATTACGTCAATTCTTCCGTCAAAGTCCTGTTTAAACACCTCTTGGTCTCCTCCTACCACCTCGTAGGGGTAAGCAGGGGGTAGATAGTCATAGTTTATCTGGG